CCTAGTCCTGGCAGAAACTTGAAGTGGACAAAATATTGGATCTTATTTTTCTTTAGATCATTGGGCGCATAGTTTCTCCGTATGGAGAGCACTACTCGGCTGCCTTCTTCTACAGTTACAATGTAGGGCAATTTTATTCCTGTTGGTTCACCGTTGGCACCAACCTCTTCGAAACCTTCCAAATCAAGATTTACATGACACTCTAACAGAGTATACACAGGTTCTTGTCTACCTGTCTTTTTGGTTCCGTCTAATTCTTTTTCTTTTTTATCAAGATCATTTTTTTCTACATGACCTGGCGGTCCTAATTCTACATCTCTGTAGAAACCATTGACCTGTTGTTTTTTTAATTCGTTCTCTGAAATTTTTATCGTGTGTATGACAGACTCTGCATCCTCAATACTTGTTGCAGTGTATGGCACAACCAATTCATCTGCTGGCACAAACTTTGATACTGCTCTGCCCATGGGCACATCGTAGTAGACTTTTTTAAATGTAGAACCTGCAAGTGGTAGATGAAATAACATCGAGTCAAACTCTGCCTCGTACTCTTTCATCTGATCCATAATCAGATAATTCATAAAATCTTTTACACGAACCGCCTGTTGTTCTGTCTGTGGATTTTTAACACCTATGACCTGTGTTCTTACCGGTCCGTCTGCTGGTAATAATTCTTTGTATGCCTGTGCCTGAAACTGTGTTACTGCTTCAGCCAACACCGGGTGTGTTGCACCTGAAGCTCCCTGAAATGGTTCTGTTCTATTCTCGTATTTGAAACCAAGTAGATCTAATCCTGTGATATAGGATTGCTCCCATTCTTTTCTTGACGCCTTGTAATCCATGTAGTTTTGAGTCATCTCGTTTCCTACCGGTTCCAAAACATCGTCTGGTAAAAGTTCTGCTAGATTATCAAAGTGTGATTCTGTCCCTGGTACATTAATTGCACCTGGCTCGTAATCTAATGTTACGCCACCATCCTCTTCGGGTATGACCTCGATCGGTCCTTTTTCCTCTACTGGTTCCTGAACAGCAACATCTTGAATCTCCTCTTGTGAGGGGATCTCTTCTTTGTTTCTAGTGTTCGGGAGTCCTTTGTCTATTTCTGCCATTTAATACTCCTATAAGTTTCTAACACGTTTCATCAAACCTTGCAACCCTTGTGAGTTTGGTCCTCTTTCTGGTGGTGGGCCTGATGATACACCTGCTAGTTTAGCAATACCACCGCCTGCTAATGGTTGTAAAGCCTCTGCACCCTGCGTTCCATATATCTGTTCGTCTCCATATGTTTTGGCAAGTTCAGATAATGGAGTGCTTTTTAATTCATCTCTATAAGCTAATATATCTTTTGCTGATACGTTTTCACCTTGCTTTCTATATGCTTGAGCTAAATTTATTGCATCTGAAGTTTTTAATTGCATAAAATCTGTAGGTAATGTTGGAAACATATTTAAATTTAAATCCATTTGACTTGGTTGTGCTGGAAAAATTCTAGTAGATTCTGTGTCTGTGTAATCACGTATTCCAGGTATACCCTCCATTTGATCTCTTAATGATTGTTTTGCAAAATTTGATTTGGCCATTTGTGTGTCAGCAATTTCTTGTCCTCTTCTATCTATAAACTGCACTAAATCTGGTGATACAGTATTCTTTTGTAATTCTTGTTCTGCCGCTTGTAATTGTGCTTGTGTCATTTGTATATCTGAACTTAAATCACCAACATAACCTTCACCACCTTGATCAGTTATTGATCTAAGATTTTCTAATTTATTCTGCAACGAATTTACTAAAGCTTGACTATTTCTAAACTTATCTACAGCTAATTTTCTATCAGCATCTTTACCAAACTTATCGGCTTCTATACCTGATGTAAAATCAGTTGCACCAAATGTAAGTGTATCTATAGATTTTAAAAGAGCATTAGTTGGTTTCTCTCCTAGCAAAGTTCTACCGGCAGCTTCTAATCCTACGTATGCAAGTTCTGGTACAATACCATATTTCATGAGCCCACTTACTACCGCACGGCCACCTCTTAAAAGTTTTGCTGCGTCCTTTACCTGATCTGCTGTTTTAAATTTACCATCGTTAAAATTTCTTGCACCACTTTTAATGCAATCATTAAGACTAGCAGGACCAGTTGCATAACCTATTCTACCACCATCCTTGTTGCCTTTACCAAACTGCACGGCACATGTGCCATCGCCAAATGATGCTAAAAGTTTTTGTATTTTAATAGGACCAACTTCACCTCTTTCTGCTTGAGCTTTAACTATTTTTCTAAATTCTGCTTCACCTTTTTTAGTTAAAGTAGTTAGGTCTATTGCATTTTTTGACACCTGCGTGTTACCAATTTTTTTGATAATCATTGGCTCATTGCCGATTGGCAAACCATATTCATCTCTTGGTAAAGTAAATTGTTTAAATCCTACATAACCTTTGTATTTTTTTGGTAATTTATCGATTGCACTATTTACAATCTTTTCTGCTTGAGCGTTAAGTTCATCAGATCTTTTCATATAATCTAACGCAAGTCCTTCTTGTTTATTATTCATTGCCTCTAACGCTAGTTTATTATTTTTTCTAATAGCAGCTGATATTCTGTTTAAAGCTTTATTAGTTTCACCACCTAATTGTGAATTAATTCTTTGATTAATAATTAAAACATCATCTGATGTTATTGGTATTCCACCTTCAATTTGAGTTATGTGATGATAATTAAATTTTTTTGTCCCTTTTGCTTTGGTAGGATCACTCTCTTTTAAACTAGCTTGTCTTTTTCTTTCTGCTGCAGCTTTTACCGTAGGGTCATTACCTTTAGGTGGTTCTTTTTTAAAAGAACCTGATAAATCATATTGTCTTAATCTATCTGATACAATGCTATTGGTGAAAGGTTTATTATCTTTTGTTTTGTAATCTTTTAATATTTCTACAAACTGATTATATGTTTTGTCTTTGTTTACATTTACCAGTTTAATAAACTCATCTTTACCTATTTGATTTTTTTTAAGTTTACCAATCCCTCCAGTTTCACCTGTAGTGCTTCCTTGTTTAATATTAGATCTTTCAGATGTTTTTAATTTTTTCCAAAGTTCAAAACCTTTTAGATTTTTATATTCAGGTTTATTACCATGCACTTTTTCTGCTATATCTAAAAATTTTTTACCTGGATTTTTAATTCTTGCTTCATAGTCTATGTACTGTGATCTATCTCCACCAGTATTTTTTCTTGGTCCACCTCTTCCATTATACCCTTGCCTCGTGCCACCAAAACCTGGTTGCACTAACATACCACCGCCTGCTTTTCCTGTTCTTGGATTACGAGTATTAAACTCGTTAAATAATTTTATCTGTTGAACTTCA